TTTAAATTAAAAATGCTTACGCTCGCTCCTTGTATTTTATATGTGTCCTCATATTTAATATAAGTTAGACTCCGCTTGTAGCCTAATCAAACTGGTTGGTGTTTGTTCTCAAATTATGTGTTCTTGTGGTTTTATAGTATTTTTACTATGAAATTTCGACAAGTAGACCCGCATCATGTTGATAAGCGTTGTATGATATTGATATAGATGTTACTGTAAGTGGGAAAAAACTGTCATAACAGGCATACCTTGGCATAGTATGTATGACTCACGATAAAGGGGGAGAGAAGCTACTGCGCACATAATAGGTCTTTTAAGCACTTAAGTTTATACTTAGAAAATATAAGACAGGATGCAGCCCATCCTAGAACTAGGCAAGTAGGACATGCTGATTAAATGTATATAATTTATTATCAAAACTATATATATTTTGATAATAAATAACTAAAATTATAAAATTGAATTATAATGTAAATTTAAAAATAAAATATTTATAATATGTCACAAAAAATTCTTCCAAAAGAAATTTTAAGAATAATCAAAGGATATGAATATAATATTCTTCATACTGAAGATATTATAAAAAAAATAAAATTAACATTATCAAAAGCTGTTAGTGAACCATATTATTTGCGCGGAACTTTAGAACATAAATCTGATTATGGTCAAATAGAATATTGTTTAACTCAAGTAATTAAACCACATTGGTATAAATATATAAGTGGTAATAAAATGATAAATTATATTATAGAAGAAAATGAAAAGTGTAGAAATATAATATGGTAATAAATATTATATGGAATCATTTTACTGTTTTTCTGATATTTGTAAAAATATAAAAAATGATGTGTATGAAGAAATAAAAATAAATTGTGGTGATGTAATTGAACCTTATTCATTCATAACTGCTATTTTTATTTTTATTGTAGCAATAATCAAATTAGTATTTAAACAAAATATATTTAACTTTACTTTACTATTTTTAGGTTTTACATCTATATGGCATCATTCTCGCTTGTATACATGGTGGATTAATGATTATATAAAATATCTTGATAATTTAGCAGTAATTCTGATATCTATTGTTGGATTTTTTACATTAAATAATAAAAAAATATGGTTCTTATTTTTATGTTATGGATTTTTTATATTTTCAATTATAGCAGCTGATTTAGTACCATGTATTTATGTACCTCCACTTCATGCTACTACACACATAGGAATCATTTTAGTATCTATATTTGATTCTTGTTATAAAATTGAAATATAATCATATAATTATTTATTTTATAACTAAAAATGAATACTAGTAATATTCGTATATTTGATGATATTTTTGATGAAACTACTGGTATTTATACATGTATGATTTATTTTACAGATGATATAGATGAAACTCAACAAGAGAAATTTCTTAAAAATCATATTATGACTCTTAATTATGATACTGTAGATTTTGTTTTCAATCCTAGTTTAGGTTCTAAAGTATTCGCTTCTAGACATACTAAAAATAAAAATCAAGTTAAGTTGCAAGTACAATTTATTAAATTAGATATTAGTGTTAACTTTGTAAAATCATTTGAAAAACCAAAACCGCCTTGTTATCCATGCCCGCCGAATAGTGGGTTAAAACTTTCACCCCCACCCCCTAAAAATTCACCTGAAAATAGTCAACATCTATATAAATCAAATCTAAGTTATATGTCAGTATCAAATTTAAAAGACGCAATGTGGATTAAAGAACTAAAAGAACATCCAGAATATGCTACACTAAATTCTCACCCACATTATAGTTCATTTAAAGATGCCATTTTAATGTGTTCAACTGAACTAGCAAAAGAAAATACATATAAGTTTTATTGTGACAATTAGTAATTTATATATTTATTATTATAATTATATAAATCTAAAATTATTTTTTTTAGCGAACAAAATGTTTATTCATTAATCCTTGAAGATTGAAATATGTTACTTGTGTCTTATCATCTACACCAAGTAATGTCTTTAGTTTTGTATCAGGTAGAATTACTTTTTTGTTTTCAGCAAATTGAAGTTGATTGTCTTTAATATATGAAATTAAATATTGAGTAACTTCTGTGCGAGCAATTTGAGTACCTTTTTCACGACCCATAAAATTACATAATTCTACAGATACATCAGATGGTTTGGCAAAACCAGATGGTTTACGGTTGCCTTTATTTTTTTGTTTATTAGTTACTTTTTTAAGTACACGTAATTCTTTCTTCATATCACGCTCTAGTAATTTTAAATGATTATTCATAGTAGAAATAGATTGTTTGAAAGCAGTTAATGTTAAATATAGATTATCAAAGTGCGTTTCGATAGATTCTACATTCTTTGTTACTACTTCATTATCTAAAGTTGTAGATTGTGATGTTTCTACAACAGGTTCAACAGGCTTTTCTTTAGCTACAAAGGATGGCGATACATTAGTTACTTTACTTTCCATTTCTGCTGATATATTTGTTGCTGATATTGTTGATGAATTTTGAGTTTTTGATTTTCTAGGAGGCATTTTATACATAAAATAATAATATTTCTTTATATAATATTTTTAATAAATAAATAATTAACTTGATTCTAATTCATGTTCTTGCTCATCAGAATTTTTAACATAACGGCGTTTTTTTTGAGAAGTTTGATTTGTGTTATTACGCTTAGATAGAAGATTTCGTGTTTCACACATAAGAGCACCTTTATTAATTCCTGTTACTGAATCTCCTTGAAATTTATGTGTTTCATCTTTTGTTTCTGTTAGTACAAATTCAACATATTCACCTTGAACTAAATATTTATATTGCTCGCCTTTTACGCTTAGTCCGCTGTGATGAACAAAAATATCTTCATCTAAATGCTCTCCTTCACTAATAACAGTAATAAATCCATATCCGGCTCTACTATTAAACCATTTAACCTTTCCTTGTACATTTGTTCTTGTCATTCTGTTTATATTTATTTATTTAATTTTGTCTTTAAGTAGTTATTAAATTTCTAACATAATTAATTCTATGTGGAAGCATCATAATATTTGAAACAATTGAATTTGTTTTATAAATTCCAATAATTGTATTATCTGTTAACCCTTTAAATGTATACCACCATAAACGTGGTATTTTTAAATAATTATTTTCATAAAGATATATATCTATAGATTCTAACATATCTATTTTCCAAGGATCATAATCACTTATATATTCATTTAATTCTTCATCATAATATTCATCAATATATCTACTATGATTTGGTAAAAATAATTTTATATGACTTTTTCCTTTTATCAAATGAATATAAATACTTTCATCAATATCATATTTCATGTAACTATATGATTTTTTATTTAAAAAATATATATTCTTTAAAGAATTAATATATTCTTTGTTTTCTAAATAATTTATAATTTTATTTACTTTTAAATTTAATAATGTATTTTCTAAAAATTCTTGATTAATCATCAATATTTTAATTTTTTTATATTTTTTATTATTTAAATAATCATTTAATTTTACTACATAAATTTCATTATTATATTTGTACTTTATAGAATGATTTATATAATTATCTAAAAATTTTACATCAAAATCATTATCTAATGTAAATAATAATGGATTTTTATTATCTTTAGTTTTCATAAATTCATCTTTATTAAATATTATCATATGATTAAATTCTAATGTATCACTTGTTTTATAATATCCTATGTATATGAATATTAAGAATATAACTAATATAATTAATACTATAATCATATTTTTCTTATTTATTTTTCTATATATTATATACAAATGGTTAAAACACAATTCATACGTATAAATCGTATATTATATAAAAAACCTAATAAAGTTAAAGGATCTTTATTAAAAATTAAAACATTAAAACGAATATCTCGTTGTAATAAATTATCTAAAAAAATATGTGAGAAAAATAGAAAATGTAAAATGACAAAAGCAACTGCTACTAGAAAAGCAGCTTGTAGGCCTCGTAAAAATAGAAAAATTCGTAAATATAAAACAGCGAAGATTTAATCATCATAATCATCTATAATTTTTGATGTTAAATAAAATGCTAAATAATTTTCTTCTCCAAATTTATAATATACTCTCATTGGTACATCTTCACCAAATTCTAATTTAGCAGTATGTGATAATTTTTCAAAACAACAAAACATACTAAATAATTTAATACTATATGTTAAATTTAAATTTATGTCTTCTGTACAACTGTAATCATTTATATGATCATTATCATTCTCATTATCATATAGTATACATTTCATACTTCCTTCTACTCCATCACAATTTAATGATATAATGTTTTCATTACAAATTACATTTAAATCTGAATTAAAAATTTTTAATTCATTTATTATATTATCTAATAATTTTGTTGAAATTGTAAATTCTACATCATAATCTATATTATGAATTTCTAATTTATTAACATCTACATCTACTAACGGTATATTAAATTCTTTTGTAAATAATGTATCTGATTTAAATGTTAATAAAATATTCTCCAACTCATTATTGTAAGAAATAACAATAAACTGAGTTTCATTATGTATACCAAATATTTTAGATAAAATAATAGCATTAACACCAATATTATATTCATTTTCATCGTCTATTTCATATTTATCAAACCAATCATTTTTAATATTCAATTCAAATATACAACTCTTACTTGGATCCATTCCTTGAACCTTTAAACCACATTTATTAAAATATAATAATATAAATGTAGCAAACTTATGTAAATGTTTAAAAACTGTTGTAAATTCAATACATTTTGTTAAATTATTTAATTCAACTATCATTTTATTAAATAATTTATAATATTATCTTTATTTTCAATTTTTCATTATATTTTCATATTTATGATTCTATATTTAATGTTTGTACAGATAATTCATTATCAATATCTTCATCATTATCATTATCATATATTACTAAACTCTGCATTTTATCAAATATTTTACCATAAGAAATATTACTTTCAATTAATTCAGTTAATTTTCCTTTTACTGATATAATTTCACTTTCTAACATATTATTTTTAACACTAGATGATATTATTGTATCGTCTATTTTTTTTTCTAATTTTACTATTTTTTCTAAAACATCATTTAATTGTTGAATTTCATTAGTTTTATTGTTACTTATATTTTTTAATACATTTTCAACAACTAATAAACGGCTATTTATTAGGTATATAGCATCTTTACTATTTAATATTGGTTTCATTATTGTTTCCATATCATCATAATCATTTGGATTATATGTATCTCTGTATGATAAATTATTTTGTTTTTGTAAATTTGGTTTTACTATATCAACTTGTTTGCCAGCACGTCTTTTTCTAGCAGCACTATTTGCTGTGGCACTACTCATTTTATTTATTTAAATATTATAAATAATTATCATTTACGCATTTTCATATTAATAACATCATTATGTTTATAATTTACTAATTCAAAATCTTCTAATTTATAATCATCAATACTATCTCTTTTAATATTTATTCTTAATTCTGGAAATTCTAAAATATCTTTTTCTATTTGTTTTTTTAATGGTTCTATATGATCATCATATATATGAACATTTCCCATAAAATATATAAATTCATCTACTTCTAAATCACAGTGTTTAGCAATTAAATGAGTTAATAAACTATATGATAAAATATTAAATGGAACTCCTAAACCTATATCACAACTTCTTTGTGTTAAAGCACAACTTAATTTATCATCTATTACATTAAATTGTACTAATACATGACATGGTGGTAATGCCATTTCATCTAATTGACATGGATTCCATGCTGACATTATTAATCTTCTAGAATAACGTTTTTCTTTATTTTTTAATGATTCAATAATATAATTTAACTGATCTATTCCTTTATCTTTATAATTATCATCGCATGTGTTATATTTAGCATTAAAATGACGCCATTGATGTCCATATACAGGACCTAAATCATCTTCTTTTCGATCTACTAATCCAATTGAATCTAAATATTCTCGTGATGAATTATCATTCCATATTTTAACATTTTGATCTTTTAGAATTTTATTATCTGTTTTACCACTAATAAACCATAATAGTTCTTTTAAACATGTTTTCCATGCTACTTTTTTAGTTGTTAATGCTGGAATAATATTATTTTTTAAATCAAACCTCATTGATCTACCAAATACCGTTAATGCTTTCCCATTTCTACCATCTACCATTTTACCATTTTTTAATATATCTTCTATTAAATCTAAATATTGCTTTTCTCCCATATTGTATATTTATGTTTTAATTATTTTTAATATCTTTCTATTTTATATTATGGCAGATAAAGATGAAGATATATCAGAAATAATTAAGCCAGACCAAGGTTTTATATCACATGTTTTTAATTTTGATAATAAATCAAAAAATGAATTAACAAATATTATTCAATATTCTATTTTAGCAATTTTTCCTATTGTTATACTAAATAAAACTATTCAAAGATTTATTCCAGAAGCAGATGAAACAAAAGGATCTATTGAAGTATTAATAGAAATTATCCTACAACTTGGTCTTATTTTTGTTGGTATGTTTTTTATTCATAGAATTATTACATATATTCCTACATATAGCGAATCTAAATATGACAATCTATCAGTAGTAAATAATATTATTAGTTTTTTAATTATTATATTAAGTCTTCAAACAAAGTTAGGTGAAAAAATGAATATAATTATGGATAGAATTTTAGCATTTATTGATAATTCACCTAATGAAAAAAAATCATCTGAAAATAATCAATCATATTCATTACCTATTTTAAATACCCAAAATCCTATTATTTCTAACTCTCAAGTTCAAGAAAATTCACCCGCTCAAAGTCAATTTGAAGAACCAGAATTTAATATTATGGCTGCTAATGATGCGTTAGGTGGCGCTTTTGGTTCATCATTTTAATAATATAATTTCTCTATTTATTATAATAATATGTATAAAAACATATCATTATCTATATTTTTTATATACTTCATTCTTTCCGGTTATAATAAAATAAATAACTTTAAAAATGTTTCTAGTGGATTAATCACTAAACTCAAAATTTCTAAAGTATTTAGTCAAATACTAATATTTCTTACTATTTTATTAGAAATTTTAGGATCATTTATTATTATTTTAAATAATTTATTTTTTGAATTCCCTGAATTAATTATGCATTTTACTTACTTAACATATTTAATATTTTTAATATTAGTTACATTCATATATCATCCATATAAAAAAGAACCATATAAATTTTTAGCTAATACTTCATTATTTGGAGCACTATTATTTTTCTATATTGATTATTTATCTTCCTGTAATATGAATGTATTAATTTATTTTAATTAAATTATTTTAATTAATTAACGCTACAATCGTGAAAATTATAAATATATATATATCTATTTATATAATGAACCTTTCACTATGTTTGCTAAACTGGAAAAGAAAAAATTATGTTATTAATACAGTTAATAATATGTCTAAGTTTAATTATATAAATGAAATATTAATTAGTAATGGTAATGATGAACAAGCAGTAAATAAAAATGATTTTATAGAATCTGAAAAAATTAAGGTATATAATGATTCCAATATAAATAATATTTATGGTTTAGATCGAAGATTTATAAATGGATTAAGAGCAAAAAATGATAGTGTAATTATAATGGATGATGATATTGAAATTTCAGAAATTGAATTAAATAAATTGATTGAGGAATATATAAAAAATGAAAATAGAATTGTAGGAAAATGGGGTAGAAATATTAGAAATGGATATAATTTGCGCGATTGTTATGGTGATGTAGATGTAGTATTAACAAAATTATTTATTTGTAAAAAAAAATTATTTAATTTATTTTTTATATGTAAGCCTTTAATAGAAGATATATACAAAACTGGAAATCCATATGGAAATGGTGAAGATATTTTTTTTAATTTTATTAGTAATATTTATCTAAATAATAAAGGATTTTGTTTAAACGTAAAAGGACGAGACCTACCTCTTCATACTCAAGGGATATCTAGCAATAAAGGACATTTAGATTATAGAAAAAAAATTTGTTGTCATTTAATAGAAAATGAAAGTAAGTTTACTACATTTATAAATAATATTAAGATATAATTATTTTAATTTTCTACGAGTAATGTTTATTCTAGGAACTAATGTTTTTGATACTCTATGTTGAATTTCTTTATCAGCATGTTCCTGTAAATCCCATGTTACTTTCATACCATGTCTTAAATTTATACTAAATTTTTTACCATCTTTTCTCTTGAACTCCATAACAGCTAAAATTTCATTTTTGTTACAATCATTTTTAGCAAAACTATAGCTTTCTACTAAACTATTTTCTATATTTTTTATACTATCTGTATGCCATCCAATATATGAACTTTTTACATCATACACATTTACTAATACTGAATTTCCATATCCTTCTACTATTTCTGGTATACTTCCACCATAAGCATCTTTCCAATAATATTGTTTTCCAAATTCTAATACTCTACGTGCCTTAATTTTTTTTCCTCGCTGACTAGGATAAATCGCTGTTTTATCACATAATTTAAGAAATTCATCTGGATATACTTCTTCTTCTTCTACAAAAAACATATTTAACTTATGAATAAATATGTTTTAATTTTCAATTTTTGTAATTAATTTAAAAATAAATTAATTTTACTATATATCATGATTAGAATATTTAAAAATATTAGAAAATTTTCTTCATTCAGTGAAAATATTATGAACGAATATACTAATAGATATAAACAAGGTATTCCACCATTACCATTAAATGTTCAACAAGTGTCAGAATTATGTAATTTATTAGAAAATCCTAAAGATGAAGATAACACTTTTTTATATAAACAATTTACTGAAAGAATTGTCCCAGGAGTAGATGATACTACTTTATTGAAAGCAACATTCTTAAATAGTATATGTAGTGATAAATTAAAATCTCCTATCATAAATAAAATAGAAGCTATTAAAATATTAGGTACCATGCAAGGTGGTTATAATGTAGATATATTAATTAATTTACTAGATGATGAACAATATGGAATCTATGCTTGTAATGAATTATCAAATTTAATATTAGTATTTGATTCATATTATAAAGTAGAGGAAAAAGCTAAAAATGGTAATATTTATGCTATTAAAACAATAGAAAATTGGGCAAACGCAACATGGTTTACAAAAAGAGATAAAATACCTGAAATAATAAATACTACTATATTTAAAGTAAATGGTGAAATAAATACTGATGATTTATCTCCGGCACAAGACGCATGGAGTAGACCAGATATACCATTACATTCATTAGCTATGTTAAAAACACCAAGAGAAGATATAGAACCAGATATTCCTTATGAAATTGGTCCAATAACACTTATAAATAATATGAAAAATAATTATGATCATATATCTTTTACAGGTGATATCGTAGGGACTGGTTCTAGTAGAAAAAGTGCTACTAATAGTTTATTATGGCATTTTGGTGAAAATATTCCATATGTTCCAAATAAAAAATCTGGTGGTATATGTATTGGAAATAAAATAGCACCTATATTTTTTAATACTATGGAAGATAGTGGCGCATTACCACTAGAAATGAATGTAGATAAACTTCATATGGGAGATGAAATATCTATTTATCCATATGAAAAAATTGTTACAGATAATCATAATAATATTTTAACTAATTTTAACATAAAATCTGATATATTATATGATAGTGTTCAAGCTGGTGGTAGAATAAATTTAATTATAGGAAAATCATTGACATATAAAGCACAGAATTTTTTTAGAGATGATGAAAGAATATTTTTTTGGAATGACATCTTTAAAAAAAATAAAGTGACAAAAAATAATAAAAAAAATAAAGGGTATACATTAGCACAAAAAATTGTAGGAAAAGCATGTAATACAAATGGTATTTTACCCGGAAATTATTGTGAACCTGTTGTTACTAGTGTTGGCTCACAAGAT